AAGTTTATTGGTGCGGCCTGACGCACCCCACAACGTCAGGCCGCTATATCGAAAGGAGGAAATGTGTGGTTGATCACATTTTCATTATATCACATTCTGCAAGCTGTGTCAAGCCTTAATTAACAACTGCGTAAACGCCACCTCTATAAGACGATTCATCAATCGTAGAATCATCGAACACTAGGCCCACACCCGCCTGCCATGTTAGAGTCGCTACCGCTGTACTGTTGCCAGATACAAATGCGATTTTGTTGTCTGCGATGTTACTACCGTTCATAGTTACAGTTCCTAATGCATAAGAGGTTCCAGCCGAATCCATAGCTAGGTTAACCCATACAGTTGTTGGACCCGCCGTGTTGAATGCGCTTGCGGGGATGCATACATTGCTACCATTAAGTTCCGCTAGTTTCAAACCGCTGCCACTGGCATTCGGTGTTTCTTTATGCATTTTAAAAGAGTGCGAAGAGTAACTATGATATACAGAGTAGATAACTCCAGCCGAATCAATGGCAATACCAGTTCTACTACCGCGTTCCTGATTATCGAAAGCCATGAATACAGGGGCTGTGACATTTTCAATGGGTGAACCGGAATTGGACGCAATCATGAAAACACGATAATCAACGGCGTTCGTTGCAGCGTCTGTGAAGGTGTTGAATGCCGCTAGACTGTTACGTGCAATGTCTATTACACGAGCCAATTCATTATCATCAGTAGGATCAGTTGTTCGTTTGATCTGCGAGCCTGCTAACGTGATTATGTTACCAACCACTCCGATATCGATATCACCACCGATCTCCGCATCGATATTCACATGCTGTAGCGCGTGTAAAGCAACAACATTCCCCCCGACGACGACACCCCCGTGATCTGAACCAATCTGGACTTCCGTCCCGCCGCGAACAAGAACGCCCGCAGCTGCCTGATACGTCGAACTGCCAGTGTCGTTCACATTGATGTTATTCACGCTTGTGTTTCCGGTAATTCTCACGAACTCCGCGTTTGCAAGCACATTGATGTTCTGATTCTCCAGCGTAAACCCACCGGCAACAACCTGCGTGGCATGCCAAAGATTGCCAACGTTGTCGACGTAGTACCCACCAAGCTCTCCCTTTGGAATCAGGTTCTCGTTATGTACATCCACCGTTGTATTCGAATCATCAACGGCAACCGTGATATAGCCGCACGTCACACCGCCGGAGCCTTTGTGTTCATTGAAATACTTCAGGTTAACCGGAGCGCCGTCAACCTGTGGCTCGTCCACTAGAACGCCAGCACCCCGCGCGTCCAGCGTATCGGTCTGATCGAATTTCATCGTTCCGTGGACATTGATATCTCCGGTAATCGCAACGGTGCCACCTTCGATATTCACGAGTCCGTTTTCTCCCGTTAGGATTTCCACACCGGTTGAACCCGTGATATCAACTGCCTTGTCCGCTCTTATCGCGATACTCTCCGGGGTATCAATCGTCACGTTCCCGCCGCCGTGAAGATTCATCAGCCCGGTTCCGGACAGTGTAATTGTGCCGTCTTCGTTCTTCAGCACATGGGCGTTGTCGAGGAAGAACAGCGGCCCCGTGAGCGTTCCACCGCTTGTCTGGATATAGTTGCTTGGGTCAACCCTGTCGACCTGCTGCTGAATGTTGGCAATGTCCGCATCCTGCTGCTTGAGTGCATCAATCATCTGATTGATATAATCTCGCATCTTGCTTAGCACTTCAATGTAGCTCAGCTCATCCGAGAAGACCGTCGGCAGAACCGGCAGGCAACAGAATCTAATTTTATTAGGAATATTGCTCATAAAATACCTCCTTACATAATTGCAATGCACCACTGTGACATTGCGTAACTGCGAATAACAGTGCTTTCCGTGTCGGATGCAAGTTTGATTTGCCATGCCTTGCCACCAGTCGCCGCGATAGGAATCGCGGTAACGCTGATGCAATCGTCAAAGCTAATGACTTCAAAACCGCTCTTTTTGACAAGCACAACTCTAAACGTACTGTTCAATGTATCACCACACTTTCATAAACAGGTCTTCGAGTTCTTCGATGATCTGCAGGTCAATGTTCACGAACGTGCTGCGGTATTCCTTCAGTCGTGCCGCAATGGACGCGCCACCATTCACGCCGGAAACATGTTCGAGATATTCGTCCGTACTTTCTGCGTTTTCGTTGGACGTGTTAACATTCTGACTGCTTCCTGTTGCCTTGCTAGTTCCGCTGCCTTTTGCGTTCCCGGACCCATTGTTGGACACCATTCTAGCGTCCGTCAGATAGTGGTCATTCTGCAGGCCGGTCAAACCGCCTTGCGGGGTATCGCTGTACTTGTTGACTTCGCTCTCCGTGTTCGTGTTCGAGGATTCAGACGTGGTGGAGGAATCAGATTCCGAGGACGTCACACCTTGACTATCAGTCTGCGTCTGCTTTGTTCCCTTGCCGATCTTCGTCCGGGTAAGGTCAACATCATACAGGGGATTGAACTCCAGCAGCTCCGACTTGTACATTTGATTGTAATACGGCATGATTTCCGACAACTTCTGATTGAGTCGGAGTTTCCATAGCCCCACGGTTTCCATGCAGATTTCTTCCGTGTAGTATGCCTTGAGAATCTTAATCTCAAGGGCAAGCCGGTAATTCTCATCAAAGATGGGCCAGTCATCCGAGTTGAAGATTTTCGGTGCAGCTGCCTTCACGATTTCGTTAACCTTGCTATACGGCTGTGATTCCTTATAGCCAGCTTCAACCTCGCAGATATAGCGCAGTTGCGTTGTGTATTTACTCATCTTCTGCACCCCCGTCCGGTTCATCCATAAAGGATTCCGGCTTGACTTCTTCGCGGTATCTAACGCTGATATCCGTTCCGAACATCCGGTTAACGGCGTCGCATGCCTGCTCTCTAGCAATCAGACCAGAGTATCGGCTTGCAATCGTTCCACCCTGATTCGCCTGAATTTCAAGCGTATTTACGCGTTCCTTCTTATCCGCGCCATGATTCGCAATTCCGAGCGCTTCCATAGCATCGTTCCATATAGTTTGTTTCAGTTGCTGCAGAGCGGGTGCTACAAGTGGCGCCCCGGTAGTCAACACATTGATATGCTCCGAGATTCCTTTCTTTCCGTAAATCACGGGGTAATTCCCATCAAACTGCTTGTACGCATTTTTCAGAGAAAGCAGCGTATTGGAATCGGCTTCGATCAAGACCGGAGTTTTCTGCGCTGAAATGTTGACATCAATCGTTCTGTCGATATCCGCAAGCCGCCTAGCATACATGCGGCACATATTAAGGGAAGGGCTGTGCAGCATGTTATTATAGCAGATAACCGAGTCTTTGTTCGTGCGCTCTGCGTGATACGTTGACACGGTAGATTTATCCGTTTCGTTGACGGAGCTAACGCCGGGAGTAAACGCCCTGCGCCGGATCGGAATCTTGTACACGTTGAACGGGCCGCTAATGATAACCGGAAGCGCAAGCATTCCGAGGACATCATCCTCAAAGAACAGAGCTTGACCATTTTTGAACAAGGTCAATTCAAGGAACCGGGCGTCCACGCTTTCCGGAAGATTGAGCCATTCGTACCGGGATAAGGACATCTCTAGCAGCCGGTCATAATAAAAATTGTAGGTCAGTCGATTAAATGAATCAGCCGCCAACCATGCTTTGAAGCTATCACCCATTAACTCACCACCTCACTATGTTCCGGATTCGTTGCACCGGGAGAGTTGTCGACGGAATAATCTCCGAAATGCTCGGTAGACTTCCAGAATGTAATTCCCCGATCGTACACTTCACAAATCCGTTTTTCTGCGCTTGCCGGAATAGAACCGTCAATAGAACAGCCGTTTGTTTTAACGTAGTTGTAGAAGGGCCTTGTCCCGATATTCGGCTTTTTCACGGTATTTGTCGCATACCCGTATTTACGGAAATACATGTCAACCCGTTCTGCCGCCTCTGCCGTTAGATGCCGAATCCCATAATGGAAAGTCATCAAATGTGCAGCAGCTAACAAGTTGTTATTTCCGCCCGGCGTCCCGGAATCCGCCATCGTTGAAGCGTCATATCGCCTAGCGAGAGCACCGACGGTCTGTGACGCACCAACAACAGCACCAGCATAATTCTGACTAACAGCAGACAATAACGTCATGAGTGCACCGCCGATGAACTGAACCGCGTTAGCACCGCCCTGCTGAGCTAACCATGCTTTGTATGTGTCGCTAGTCGTACCGCATTGCGGGTAGCCAGATAACGTCATGCTTTCCGCGAAATTTCTACCCTGTACCGTTTTGAAATTTTCGGGGACCAGCATAACCGTAGGATTCGGCGAGTAGTCACCAATCAGCTGGAAATACAAATCATTCGAGGAAACGCCCGGCGTGAAAAGCTCCATCGGATAAACCTTTGTATTTCCGGTGTTGTTCGACACCCACAAACCCCAATACGGGCTTGTGTATAACTTCTTGCACTGCGGCGTGTAACTTTTCCGGACGCCAGCCGTTGCGGATTCAAACGCTTCATCATAATGCCGTAAAAATTGCAACCGGTAGGATTTTGGGGAAGATAAAACGTTAGGTTCAACAGGGCCGATTTGTGCGAATAGTTCGGGCACAAGCCCAAATGCCACAATTGAATTGGCATCCACACCAGCGCCGGACAAATACGAACGGAAGGTATTAAGGCCCTGTTCCGTGAACGGCTGAGCATAGGCCCATAGCATCGTTGGGAGGCCGCTGACAACGTGCGGGCTTGTACCATCTGCCCACCAAGCCATCATCCACAAACTGGATAACTTTGTAGGGACTGTTGCTCCACTGAAGGTGTAGCTGACTTCGTCATAATAACTTATCGTGTATTCGTCAAAGCTAACAGGTTCTGGCACTAGGTTCTCTCCGATGTTATCAGTCAGCGGATGCTCACGTTCCACAAAAACGTCCCGGATTTCGTAATCACCCAACCATGTCTGAATGACATCGATTTCATAGGTAATCACGGAAGCGTCGTTTGTCAAGTATTCGACATCCGTAATGAACGCATAGAATTTCTTTACGTTACCGGCGGAATCCTTGAAGTTCGTATTCTGGAAAATCAGGTAATTGCAATCGTATAGATTCTCGACAGCCAATTCAACCTGAATACTTCCCGCCCCGTATCTTTGGTAACTGTGATCGTTTAGCGTGTACTTGATCCACTTGCTGAACGTTGCGAACTGATCCGCCTTGCTCCCGAAATACATCGTATTTTTGTAGTCCGGCTCACAGGGGCAATCCTTGATAATGTAAATTGTGGTATTCGGCACAACATATTCAGCCACTTTCTCACCACCTTTTAAAATAGTGGGGGGGGCAATGCCCCTCCGTTTACTGCTTGACGAGCGTCAGCGTGCTGCCGAGCACGACCGTGTTGTCAAGCCCATTAACCAGCTTGTAAGTTGCGCCTGCCATCGTGGCGACCACATCATACTTATAGCTTGCCGTCTGTGCGGACTTCGGCAGGATAATCGCGCCGTAAGGATGCACGGCAACCAGCGCCTTCGTCATTGCCTCCGTCTGCACCAGCTGGAAGTTGGACGCCTGCAGGCTTGCCGGATCAGCGCCAGTCAGAGTGTACACCTTGTTGCCAGCCTTATCCTGCGAGTAGCCGGTAACCGTCAGCACAACATTCGCCGGGGCGGAAATCGCCGCGCCATCGTCGACGAACACGACCGCGTTGCTGAACGGCGAGCTGGACACGATCTCCCAACGATTGTAGAAATAGTTGTTGTAGAGGCCGCTGCCGACGTAAGCCTCCGACATCTCATTCAGCGTGTCGTAAAGCTGGAACCATTCCTGATCGACGAGAATCGCCTTAACGTCAGCCATCAGCGTGAGTTCAGCCGTGGTAACTTCCTCGATGTTATTGCCAGCCGCACGAATTTCGTCGAAGCGGGCATTATCGAAGGTGGTGAAATCGTCGATGAGAACGAGGTGTCCGAGGAAATCTGCCTTTTCCATGTGGAACGCCGCCGCCAGAACTTCAACGTCGAACTTTGCGTTGTACTGCGCATCCATGAAAATATACTGATCTTCACGGGGAGTTACCGTGGTAACACCAGCCGCGTTGTAATCGTTCTTCATAAACGTCAGCATGTTGGACGTGCCACGGAACGCGGTTGCCGCGTTTTTCGAATCAGCGGCATCGAAAGCAACAGGCTTCATCTTACCATGGGACACTGCCTTGATGAGCAGGTACTTGACGAGCAGGAAATCATCATATTCGGCGGCCCGGATAACGCTGTCGATGATTCGGGAAATCAGGTCCTCCACACCGGAAATCGAAGTGAACGCCTGCCGGAGGTCTTCCCGCTGAACCGTGACAGGATACTGCACCTTCCAGTTGATAAGGTGGAACGCGGAACGAACGTCCGGAATCGTACGCTTGAGTTCACGGGAAGCCGCCTTCTCAGGGGAGAAGTCACGCGCTTTCGCGATCTGCACGAACACTTCCTCGACCGTCTCGCCAGTTTCCAAGAATCCCTTCTTGAACATTCTGTACGGGTTGTTGAACGTGGCGGATCGGATTCGGACGAGGGCGATCTGATTGACAAGGGCGCTCAGGAATTCGTTGGCAAGATTCGGATAGCCGAAGAAGACATCACCAACCTGACGAACGTCATAGTTCGTGGCAACTTCAGGAACCTGATCCTGATACTGAGCGGACGCATTCGCGCGAATGGTATTCAAAATATCAATCGTGGATGCGTTCAGGGTGGACACTGCAATTTTTCTAGGCATAAAATCATTCCTTTCATAAAATTATTCAGTCTTGAACAAGTCCGCGTAAGTTCTGCGTTTCGGCTCCGGATCAGGGTCCGGCTCCGGGTCAGGCTTATCAGGCGGATTGTAAAAGGCGTCTCTGTATTTCTGTCTCCATTTCTTATCGTTGTCTGCAAGCTGCTGCTTGTAGTCAACATTCTCAGCGCCTGCATCGAGAGTGTCGGAGACGTCTTGAAGAAATGCAAGCGTGTCGTCGGAAGTGTCATCATCCGGAATGAATTTCTTCAAACCGTCAAGAACTTCCTGCTTTGTTTTGATTGCCACAGTGTTACCTCCTTTACGTCCATGCATTCATGGACATCCAAATTTTCAGTTTTCGGGTTGACGGTGTAGGCGTGGGAGGATGCCCCGTGAAATATTCATACCAGTAGGCAGCGTTTTCACAACGGTACTGATATGAACTCGCTGCGGCCCAGTCAGCGGGTTTTTCGTAGCACAACTCAAATGCGCCTGTAAGGTTATCGAGCGTAATTTGGCTACCGCCCACATATCCCAGTTTGAACTGTTCAAATGTGAGATAGTAGAAATTACGGATATCAACCCCTATTTCGGTGAAATTGTCATTGTAATAGTCGAATTTCCCGTGTGACCAATTCTGCGGAATCGTGTCCCGCATATAGGCCGTCTGAGCGGCGCCGTCCAGCGGACTGCCGGGACGATCTGCGAAATTGGGCTTATATCCGTCCGCTGCGTATTTGGTTGCGTTGGTGCTGTTAATGTAGGTATTTGGCGGGGTAAAGCCGGGAATCCCGTAGCCGTGTTTATTCGACGTTGCCCACTCAGAGAACTGTGCTACCGTCGGGATATTATCACCCTCCCAACGCCAAGGATTCAACCCCGATTCACCGGCGCCGTTTCCAAGCATAGCAGCGATAGCCCCGATTGACCAACCAGCCGCCGCCATAACGTTCGCCATCTCTGTGGCGTTTTCCAGCCCTTCAGTGCTTGTGCGGGAATAAGCCCCCGTGGCTTTCGCATGCCATGCCAAGCCTTTTCACCACCTTTCTTTTACTGATTCGTTTTCACAACAAAGGCCGGATAGCCTGCCGCAATCAGCTTTGCTTTCATAGCCTCCGCATAATCGCGATTTTTGAATGCGCCGACCTGCACACGGTAGATTGCCGGGCCCTCGAGCGTATCACCCTCTTTGTATTTTACTCCAAAGCAGTCGCACACACCTCTTGCAATGGCGTCTGCAATTACATCAAGATTGTGGATGATCCAATTTGCGACCATAGGCACATCATGGAAATCGACCTCGACATAAACCGTAGGCGCCTGAGGCGCGTGGATTTCGTAGAGCTGCGGCTGCGCGGAAATGTTAGAACTAGTGCCGGGAGTAACGGCGTCGAGCTGCTTGAAAATCTTCTTGCTGTACTCATAGCCGAGCTGCCCTTCAACGGTTCGCATACACATGACCCGAGTGCCGGAGACAGTGCCGTTAAAAGCATTGCTGTGCAACGGAAGGTGCAGGTCTGCCCCCCATGCGTCAGATTGATTACACTTGTTCGCCAAAGTGCTCCGATGCACGATCTTTACATCGAAGCCGCATCGCCTAAGGATCGGAGCCAGCTTTTCCGCAAGCAAACCCATTTGTTCTCCTTCGTTCGTGGTGCCTCCAGCATAGGTGTTTTCAAACTGATCGGACGGACTGAGAAAAATCTTCTTAGCCATGTCCCAGCTTATCAACGAGCTGCTGCATCACCAGAGTATTGTTCTGGATTGCTTTGGCAAGTTCGGAAATTTCGTCCTTGTGTTTCTCCTGAATGACCTTAATATACCAAAAGCACATAAGAGATACACAAATAGGAAATCCGACCTGCGTGATAATGTTAAGAACGGTCTGAACGTTAATAGCCTTTCACCTCCTTTGAATGGAATCCTACTATCATTATATCACACGCGTCTGATTTGTCAATTGACAAAAGGCGCGAATGTGGTATAATAATTATAGGTGGTGTATTTGTATGACGTACTACGACGGGACAAAACTGCTGTCTATGCTGGATATCAACGGCAAGCGCCCTGAAATCTATATGTGTACAACGAACCGAACCGGCGGTAAAACCTGCTATTTTTCCGGCATGCTTGTACGTCGCTTCAAAAAGACGCGTGAAAAATTTATGCTAATCTACCGGTACAAATATGAACTGGAAGATTGCGCAGATAAATTTTTTAAGGATATCAGAGGCATTTGGTTCCCGACCGACAATATGACGTCAAAGCCCATGGGCGTATTTCAAAAGCTGTTTTTGAACGACGTCGAATGCGGTTACGCAGTATCGATCAATCAGGCTGAAGCCGTGAAGAAATACGCGCATCTGTTTTCTGATACCGGCTCTATGTTCATGGACGAGTTCCAGAGTGAAACAAATACATACGCCTCGAATGAAGTGAAAAAATTTATTTCAATTCATACATCTGTCGCGCGTGGTCAAGGCGAACAAGTTCGATATGTCCCAGTTTACATGTGCGCGAATCCTGTCAGCTTGCTCAATCCGTATTATATCGAATTAGGCATCTCCGAACGCCTCCGGAAGGAAACCCGTTTCCTGAAGGGCGACGGCTTCGTTCTGGAGCAGGGCTATGTCGATTCTGCTGCGGAAGCCCAAAAGGGAAGTGCATTCAATCGCGCATTTGCAAAGAACGACTATGTCGCCTATGCAGGGCAGGGCGTGTATCTGAATGACAACGTTGCCTTTATCGGAAGGCCAGAGGGCGTTAACAGATATATCGCAACGCTCCGGTATTGCGGGAAGAACTACGCGATTCGGGAGTATCCACATCTAGGCTTTATGTATTGTGATGATAAAGCCGATGATTATTACCCTGTCCGCATCACGGTAACCACGGAGGATCACGAAGTCAATTACGTGATGCTCAGACGTTCCGACGCAATGCTTAGTCAGTTCCGATATTTCTTTGAACTAGGCGCCTTCCGTTTCAAAAATTTGTCCTGCAAGGAAGCAGTCCTCAAGGCGCTTGCTTATTAAATAGGTATCACCGGAGACTATACGCTCTGCTCTGCCCGGGTCACACAGCTGAAATTATGCTGCCGGGACAGTTACGGATATCGTGAATCCCTTTGTGTAACTCTCCGATTTTGATACGGCTCCCACATAAGTGGGAGCCTTATTTTATTCGCAACCTAGATTATCCAGCAGGTTATTAATTCTCTGAATAACCTGATTGATTGCACCTGACAGCATGAATGAATTGCCAGTAAATGCAAGGGCGTTCGACGCGTTCAGTTCTTTGATAATCTTTTTCAGTTCAGCGCAAATTTCACACTTGTCCATGTTATTCCTCTCCTTCACGACTTTTCGCATAGTTGAGCAGAGTTCGCGCAATCAGCTCCAGAACATAGTTTTCGTCATATCCGTCAACAGCGGCAATTGCATCTGCTTCCGCAATCGATCGAATACAACTTTCAATTACGTTCCGCTTCAGCATTTCCATTTTCTCTGCTCTGATTTCCTCCACGGTTTTCACAGCGTTGCCCTTTACAATTTTCAATTTCATTGTTATACCCCCTTAATATATTCAGCCCTGATTTCTTTGTAGCTTTTCATTTCCAAAGTGGTCATACTTGTTACATAGTTCAGCAAGTCATACCAAAATGGGAACTGATGCTCCACTTCACTTCCGTCCTTGCATACGACGGTTAGCTTAAACTGCATTCGCACGACGTTTCACCTCCATCTGTTCCCGCAAAATGCATTTTTTCACGGTTTCATCGTCAAGCCCTAGGCATTCGCATAAAAAGTAATACCATTCGGACTGAAAAAACCGTGCTACCTCCGTGCGATTCTGCGAACGGGCATACATAGACTTATTACCGCGCTCTTTACTTCGAGGTTTCAACTCTTTACTGCAGCGCACATAGTCTTGGACGCCCACCTGAATAATCGCAACGGCTAGACGCTTAGCTTCCTTGTCGGTCATTATCATCACCTCATTTCATATGTTGTCGCACACAACAGCACACCGCCCGGGATCGTTCGTGGAAGCAACTTGCCGGGGACGGTTAAGCCTAGCTTAAAATCCGTGATCTTTCGTTTCTCACGTAAGAAGGCAAGCTCTTCAGGCCGGTACTCACTTTCGGGATCGTCTTCCGTTGGCTTCCATCCCTCAACGGATTTCAAAAACAGCTCTTTGCAATGTTTCGGCATACCAGCGCATTTCACATCATAAAAAGGCTCCGTTATGAGTTCTCCATCCTCTGACGTGATGTGTTCTATGTACGTTTTCTGCCGGACAAATAGCCCCATATCCCATCCGCTTTCCAGCTTCCAGCAACAAAAATCACGGTCATGGATTTTCATGCCACGAACTGCGTCGCGCGGGATATCCATGTGACAACTGTCGGTATCCGCATAGATAAAACCCGGCTCGTCTGGTCCGTAATAGTTGGCCTGCGCCGCCCGAATTGTGAAACAGCGAGCGTAACTTGTGATAGCTGCGCCTACGGGAATATACCCCGGCTTTTTGTCGTGGGCCTCTACGATGGTATACCCGATACTGCGATCTGGCTTCTGATATGCGACCTTGAAACTGCTATCATCTCCGGCAGCTAACTTTCCATATAGGTTATTAAGATATAATTTAGCTAGTGTACGTTTCGCGCCTTTTGATTCTTTTTTGATTTTGGCGTACTTGTCGATGTACTCATCAAACAAGCCCTTTGCCGCGGTAAAATAGCAGCCGTCGAGAATCTCAAAATCCGTTAACTCGTAATGCTCTTGCAGCAGGCGGAAATCCATCTCTGTAAGCGTCAACTCTACAATAGCTTTCCGTCGTTCCCCGTCAGGTGTTGTTATCCATTCACACATTTCCCCTGTTCTGCGGTCGTACACGTCTGATGTTTTTAGGGATTCTGTGCCACGATACCAGAAATTGCCTTTAATCTGCACAAACGGCAGCTTATCAGGCTTTATCCGAAATCGCGTGCGGATTCTCACATAAAAGAAACTGTAGCTTGCTTGCGCTTCCGGGGGTATGAGATTCCCCCGCCAAAAGGTTGGCATTCCTATTGGATACTTGTTTCCTGACATGCTGTGCATCATGCTAGGATACAGCGAGTTGACGTCTGCTGTCGTCCCGTTATGATAAACGATATTACGCTTTTCCGGTACGACGTAGCACCATCCACCCCGGTATGCTTTGCGAATATAGGCATCCATCGTCTTAGCACCGTATACTTCTGGCAGCGTCTCTACAGTCAAGTCGGGGAACCACTTTTTATAAAAGGGATAGCCGACTATTTTTTGATACTCAGACAGGCAGCAGCTTCCAATCGTGAGTTTCAAGTGCCCATCAGCGACCATGATTTCAAGTGCTTCCTTTACAACTAAAACATCATTTGCGATATATTCACGTTCTTCCGGTGTGATCTCGCAACCGGGGTAACGGAAACCCTCATACTCCATGTCTAATTTTTGGTGGGCCGTACCGAAACTCTTGCCGATCTCTTTGACAGAGAATGGGAGAAGCTTTAGACTGTCCCGAAATTCTATATATCTGCCGTCGATTTTGACACAAATCGTATACCATGCCCCCATGTCAGAAATGCTATATCGAATTGTGCCGTTTTCCATGTCTTTTTGTCTCTTGAAACGCACCTGCTGCACATCTTCCACATCATCAACAGCTTGTTTGTAGCCAGCTTGAATTAATAGGAAGTCTAGCCAAAATGCGCCATCAAACTTTAAATTGTGGAAATAGCAGACGATATCACCCTTGATTTTACGAAGGCCTGCCCAGCAGTCCGCAATGCTGTGATAGATTTCAACTGACTCTGTAAACAACGGTACAATTGCAGCTGCCCAAACGGCGGTATCTTTTTGCCCCTCATAGACGGTTGTCTCGAAATCTCCGACCAAAAAGGTCTTAGTCCGGTTTTTCAAGCGGCATAACACCACCGCCCCTTAAAAAGTCATCCATGCTAATGACGCCACCTTGCACCCTTATCATATCGCTGGCGCCTGTCGTGATCTCAAGCGTTGTGTCAACTGGTGCCCCGCGCTCCGCGTCATAGTATCCGCTAGACATACCTCGCACTGCGTATTCATTGCTAAAACTTGAGCCGTCAGCAGCCGTATAATACTCGGCTTCTTCCGCAAGTGTTTCGCCTTTACCCGGCGAATAATCCACAAGATTTGCGTCTTTGCCCATAATGAGCCGCACAAAACGATTCAGATTAAACCGGGCTTCTTCAGCCGTATGATAGTATTTGTAGAGCATCCCGTCGATGATCTCCTGAAGCTCTAGACCGTTGTTTTGGATTCTTCTAGCTAACTCCGCTGCACCTAATTCTGATTCCGCTGCGTTCAAAACGCGTTCGAAAAAATTGTGGTATTGTATTGCCGTTTGTTTTGCAACATCGTCCCATCGATATGACGGAGTAAATGCGATTAGTGGGTCTTTTAGATTGTCGATGATATTTTGATAACCGGCTGCGCGTGCTCCCTGACGCGCTTGTTCTGCTTCCCGCTTCGCTAATGCCTTCTGCGCTGCTTTGGATGCTCGGCGTTCGACTGCGCGTGACATGCGTTTATATGCTGCACGCATAGCCGCTTTATAATTCTGCTTTTTGCCGCCAACTGTAATCTCTCCGGATTTTGTCGGCATCCACTTTCCGCCACGCTGCGGAGACGCCGGGACTTGTTTGCCGCTATCATCCGTGTAGTATGCGCGACTATACAGTTTTTCCGGGGTCAGCTTCTTCAGGCGCTCAACGTCTCTTTTTGTTGGCGTTGGTTTTTTCTCCGGAATATCAGTTAGAAATGTAAAGCCGCGCTTTTCGGCTGCGCGCATAAAGCGTTCAATGCGGCGCAACTCTTTATTATATGCTGCTAAATTTTTCGGCTGTTTCGGAGTTGCCATATCATCACCCCCTTATTTAGGATTTGGCCCGGCTGTTACACCGGGCCTTGTGGATTTACTGCGCGTCAGGTTCGGCACACATGACGCAATCGCCCGGGTCGGTCGAGAAAGTGGGCTTTTCGCGGGTCAGGGAACAGGTAATGAAATCCTTGCCCTTGTAATTGTTGCTGGCCTTTCTGTAGACCTTAATGTTGAATCCGCTGATAATCCCGGCATCGCTCAGCTCGGCAACGATGTTTTCCAGCTCGCGGCGGAACGTCACCCCACCACACACGAACTTGCGGCCCTCCGGATCAATCACAACGCACTTTTCATAGTCCTTGTCTTCGGACTTCTCATTGTGGATTCCGAGGATCAAGTGCTTTTCGTACGCAATCACAACAGGCCCCTGCTGCGTCGCTTCATCAAGGGGGATTGCGTCCCCCAGATCCTTGCACATGACGCGCTCGTAGGCGTCAAATTCGCCATTGCTCTCGATGATCTTGCAGGTGTAATTCTGATTAGCCATAGTTATTTTTCCTTTCTGCCTGTGTTTTATGAGTCGGCTGCTCTGTTATTTATGTAAAGGGTTGTAGCCCGTTTACAACTTATTTATAACACGTTTAAGTTTCTGTTACCTCATCCCCCCACGCATCCCATCCTGCTACCTTCGACCTCGCAAAAAGTTCGATGCGTGCGTTATCCGAACCCATAAGCTCCAAAATTTTATCGCGCACTATGTCCGGTTTTCGTGAATGATCACGAATCGGGGCAAAAATAAGTTGACTCACGCCACTATTCATTCGGTGCGGCTTACCTTTTACGCCGATCAGGCAGGGCTCCGTGTTGCCCCTAGTCCAACGACCAAGACCAAAAAAGTAACCGGCACCTTTTCGATTTTGTTTTACCCATTGAAAACCAATGGTTTTATACTTAAACCCCCACGCATCAATTACTTTCAACGCTTCTTTTAGCATAGGGTAAGTTGTCCAAAGAAAAAGGACGCAATCATCGCTAGCTAGATCCTGCACCGGCAAACTACAAATATCATCAAGCTTCATCGTTCTATAATAACTTTCTGCACTACCCGAACAACCCTTATCTTTATAGCTCCACGGCGGATCTGCGTATATAATACTATATTTTTTATTCGGAAATGGTATCACCCTTACCACCCTCCTTCTCTGTTTTAATGCCGTCACGGCAATCGTAAACCTTGGCATGCGCTACGAAATCCGGAATGCTCATACTGTAGATATGCGTTTCCGGCGGCGCGACTTTCACGACGCGCAGCGGTTGAATGTGCGGCGGGAGCTGCGGGCGAATCACGCGCAGGCGCTCGAGGTCGGTTTTACTGCCAACCGGAATTGTAACAGTCAGGGCTTGCACCCTGCCGCTTTGCTCGTTCGCTGCGCTGATTGTCACGTCTTCCGTGACGATCGTGCGCGTGATGGACGGCTTGCGAGACATTATGCACCACCTCTTTCCATCATCAGGATTAGCAGCCCCGCGAATCCCGTGGCTACTGACGCAATACCTAACGTATGCACCAGCACAAACGTTATCTTGTCAAATACAGCCTCACATTCAAATGTGGTCGAAAATGCGGAGCATGTTACTGATATAGCAATCAGCAACACAAGCACCGCTAGCCCTACAACAGCCCACATTACGACGTTCACGCTTCATACCTCCTTTTTATTATCAACCTTCCAACCCTTGCACAACCGCATACAAGCAAATTCGGGGTAGGAATACCACGCGAAGCAAAACTCAACCGGTTCTACTAGGATCAACTGCGGCGTAATCGGGCATAGTTCTTTATATGCTTTTTGTTCGGGCGTGTATGCCAATAACTCATGGTTTTCAGCTTTTTCAATGCAACTGCGCCAATACTTCAAAATCATCGGCATGCAGACCTCGATATCGTAAGCAGTGGGGCGTTTGGCAAAGTCCTGAACTCTCAGCCCTGATATAAGATCAGTAAGGGTCCACAGTTTGCCGCTTTTATGGACACCAATAGGCCACGGCCTATTTGAATCGTTCAAATCTACGGCGCATACATAGCCGTTTACCAGCTTTTCACCGGTAAAGCTATGGTCATCCATTGCCTTGAAGCGACCTGCAATTCTGTAGGTGTATTTCGCCCATTTAATCATAATTTTGTTATCCTTTCGTATTGTGTTTTGCTGGGTTACGCCCATATTATAACCCGTTTTCCGCACTTTGTCAATACCTGTTACGCGTCATTTACAAAAAAATTTTTTTGAAAAAAATAGGAAATCGGCTCAGCTTATCTATGATATACGTATTCCTCATATGGCACATACTGCCAAATGATCTTGTGGTATCCGTGCTTCTCAAGATAATTATCGTCATCATCAAAAATAGCACAGGCTTCTTCATCAAAAAACCAACCATGACAAAGGGTGCTAAATTTAACCCATGTATCGCTGTCGATAATGCCGACACAAGCCATCTGATAATAAGCGTCCCAAATTTTATCCATGTCACGCTGGTCCCCGCTGAAATTGACATAAGTCTCTACCATGTTCTTAAGCGTCAACGTCTTCTTCATTGTTGTTTTTCTCCTTTTTTCGTGTCGTTCGGTTTGTTTTGCTTTGTGCCCTTATTATACTCGACCCAGTACAGGATGTCAAGAACTGTAACACGTCATTTACAAAAAATTTTGAAAAATAGGAAATCGGCATTGTATCACGCTGTAGGTGTGATATAATATAATTGCATTTGGGCGTATCATTGTTATAACGGACAGGCAACCGGACAGGTCTAAACATAACGTGACATGAAATATAATACTATGGCGTG